CGCCCGCGCCTACGCGGCGGCGTCGGCTGCTACTCGCCGCAACCCGGACGCCCGGCTGACCGCCCACGGCCAGGACGTTGACGCCACGGCACTGGTCGCCGTCGTTGACGTCCTGGTCGTCAAGGCGCTGGAGGCCGTCGGCAAGCGGATCGTGCGGGCCGACCGGGCCCGCTTCAACGCGCTCAAGGGTCGGCCGTTCCACGAGGCGCACGTGCTGTGGCCGACGGACATCCTCACCGTGAGCAAGGCCACGAGGGGGGCGTGGGACGTCGTCCCGGCCCTGCTCGACAACCACGGCTGCCCGGGCGTCGAGTCTGGCCGCGTCGTGACCCTGCTGGACGCCTACGTGACTCAGGTCGCAACGCACGGCGTCCCGCACCGCCTGGACCGACTCGTGACCGCGCTTCGCTACGTCCTGCCGGAGAACGCTCTCATCCGCACGCCCAGCCTGAACCGGGCGTCCCTGGAGGAGGTGCGGTGATGGGCTCCCCCTCGACCTCCCCCGACGTCGATCTCCTGGCCGAGGGCCCCTCGGACTGGGAGTCCCCCAAGTCGGTGGCGGACTGGCGCGATGCGATCGAGGACCAGTACCTCGACCTGGCCGAGCCGGTCCTGAAAGACTTCCTGCGCCGTGTCCGCGCCCTGGCTGAGGACGCCCTGGACTCGCCGGTCCTGACGGCGGCCGGCGACCGGGTCCCGAACCCGTTCGCCTGGACGTCGGTCCGCTCGGCGTGGCAGGCCGCCATCCGCGACCTCATCCGTGACGACCGCGGCCGGCGCCGCCTGCCGCAGTACGCGACCGTGCAGCGCATCCTGGAGGACTCGGGCCTGCCGGTCGCCGTCTACGAGGACGTTCGCGCCCTCCTGAAGCGTGCCGCCTCGGAGGGCTGGGGCGAGCGGAAGACGAAGATCGAGCTCGGCAGGCTCCTTGGCACCTCGCGCCGTAAGGGCGAGGCCACGACCGCCTACGCCGCCCGCCTCCGCACCCTGGCCCGCACCGCGGCGACGGCGAACGCCGCCCACCGCATGGCGACCTCGGACCTGGCTCGCAAGCGGGGACGCCTGCGCTGGGTCACGGTCCACGACAACCGGGTGCGGCCCACCCACGTCGAGGCCGACGGGCAGGTGCAGGACATCGGCGTCCCGTTCCACGTCGGGGACTCCCTCCTGCTCTACCCCGGTGACCCCGCAGGGCCGCCTAAGGAGACGGCGAACTGCCGTTGCATCCTCATCCCGACCGACGCCCGGCCTCCCGTCAATCGGGCCGTGAACGTCAAGTACTCAGCCGCAGACATCGAAAGGACAGCCATGAAGCTACGCATCGAGGAGGCGGCCCGCCGCGTGGGCGAGTTCTCCGACCTCCGTGAGGAGCCTGCCGGAGATACCGTCCCCGAGCCGGTCGCTGAGTCCGCTCCAGATGGGCGCTGGGAGGGCGTCATCGCCCGCGAGGGGGAGATGACCGGCGACGGCCGCCTCATCGAGGACGGCGCCCTGCGCTGGGACGACCTGCCCATCCCGCTGCGCGTCGCGTTCAAGGACGTCGGAGGCCACGACGGTGCCGAGGTCTGCGGCCGGATCGAGACCGTCGAGCGCCTCGAGGGCGGCGACATCTACGCCACCGGGACCTTCGACCTAGGCAGTGCCGTGGGCACCGAGGCGTTCCGCCAGATCAGCGAGCAGATGTCCAACGGAGTCTCCATCGACACGGACGACGTGACGTTCAGGATCATGGCGAAGGCGGACATGCTTGAGGCCGACGTTGCGGATTCTGGCAATGCCTCCGACGTCGAGCCCGACCCCGACGGCCGGGTCAAGGTCGCCGCCATGTCCTCCTCGGACGAGCTGATGGTCATCGAGTCGGCCCGCCTGCGCGCCGCCACCCTCGTGGCCGTCCCCGCCTTCGCCACGGCTCGCGTCTACGCCGCTGGGCAGGCTCCAAGCACCTCTGAGACCACTGAGCGAGGCGAAAACGTCGATTCTGAGGAGAAAATGGCTCGCTCAGCAGATGCCGACCCGCTGAGCCGCGACTCCCTGACCGCTGCGGCTATTCCCACCGCCCCGCCGGAGGCGTGGTTCAAGGACCCGCAGCTGACCGGCCCGACCGCTCTCGTGGTCGAGGACGACGGGCGCGTCTACGGGCACATCGCCGCCTGGGGCACCTGCCACATCGGGCAGGTCGGGAAGTGCGTCGAGCCGCCCACGTCCCCCTCGAACTACGCCTACTTCCGCACCGGCGCACTGCGCACGGCCGAGGGCACCTCCGTGGCTGTGGGTCATCTCACAATGGGGACCGGCCACGCCGGTCCCCGCGACTCCGCCAACGCCGCAGCCGAGCACTACGACAACACCGGCACCGTCTTCGCCGACGTGGCGGCCGGTGAGGACGCCTACGGCATCTGGGTGGCGGGCTCCCTTCGCCCCGGAATCACGGCCGAGCAGGTCCGCGTGGCCCGCTCGGCGCCGATCTCAGGTGACTGGCGCACGATCCGAGGCTCCCTGGAGCTGGTCGGGGCCCTCGCCGTCAACGTGCCGGGCTTCCCGGTGCCTCGTCCGCAGGGCCTCCTGGCTTCTGGCGAGGTGAAGTCCCTCCAGGCGTCCGGCGTCGTGGCCCACGACGACTCCGCAGCCCGCTCCGCCCACCCTTCGAGCCGGATGTCGGGCGACGGCCTGACGTTAGGCGACATCTCATACCTGAAGCGGCTGGCGGAGTCCGAGCGACGCCGCGACCTTCAGCGAGCGACAGCCGCCGACAAGATGCGGGCACGGGTCGAGCGCGCCGGTACACTGGCCAAGGCGGCGTCTATGGCGCGCCGTCTCGGATCCATCTGAGGAAAGGAACAGAAATCATGGGATGCGGATGTGGACGGACTACAACTCCCCCGGTAGGCACAGAGCCCCGGCCCCTGGCCGACGGCACCCTGCCCGGCGAGGGCTCCAAGGACTCGTCACCGATCACTCGTTTTTAGAGGTCGCGTCCCCCATCGTCATCGGTTATGATGGTCCCCGTTAGAGGTCTCATGGACTCCTGACGCTGGGTGGATCAGGCAGGACCCCGCACCGTTTGCTCATGGCGGTGCGGGGTTTTGTCTACCCTATGGAGGGCTGTCTCACTCATAGGTGTATCCTTTAAGCCAACGGCATGGCAGCAGGGCCTCGTGTACCCCGCTGGGGACGGGAACCCTGCCCAGCACCAAGACACGGAGGACCCCTCAACATGCGCAAGCACTTCGACATCACCGTCTTCGCCGACCAGGCGGACGACGCTCCGGTCGAGACCTTCGACCTGGAGATCCCCGAGAACCTGTCCGACCTGAGCGCCGCCGACCTCGGCGACCTGCGCTCCAAGGCCGTTGACGCCTTCCAGACCCTGTACGCGGGCGGCGAGTTCACCGACGAGGACCTTGCCACGCTCGGCACCCTGACCGACGGCATCGAGGTCCTGTCCGCCGAGATCAGCGCCCGCGAGCAGGCCGCCGCCGAGCGCGCCGCCAAGGCCGCAGAGATGGCCGCCAAGGTCGGTGCCGACAAGCCGGCCGATGACTCCAAGCCCGCCCCGGCCGATGACGGCGAGGACGGTGACGACACTCCGGCCGATGACGCGGACGACACGGACGACACTCCGGCCGAGAAGAAGGCGGATGCCGCTGAGGACGAGGCCGAGCGTCAGGCCGCCGAGAAGAAGGCCAAGGCCGCCGCGGCCGACGTCGAGCCCGGGGCTCAGGTCGACGCAGAGTCCGAGGCCGTCACCGCTGCCGCTCCCCGCGGCCCCATCAAGCTGTCCGGCATCCGTCGGCACGTTCACACCCCCGCACCTGCGATCACTGAGGAGACCTCCGTGGAGGACACCGCTAAGGCCCGCCTGACCGTGGCCGACGTTCCCGGCTTCGCCGCCGACTCCGACGCTTCCTTCGAGGACCTGGCCGTCGCCCTCGACCGCCGCCTCCAGGGATTCAACTCCGGCGCCTACGCCGCCGCCGCCCGCGCCGGCCGCGCCATGAGCGAGCGCCACAGCCTCGCCGTCGTGCGCAAGACCTTCGACGAGCGCGCCACCGTCTCCTCCCCCGAGTCGGCCGACGCCGCGATGGCCTTCGCCGTCAACGAGAAGAACCTGCCCGGAGGCTCCCTCGTCGCGGCCGGCGGCTGGTGCGCCCCCTCCGAGACCGTCTACGACCTGATCGAGGACGAGTCCCGCGACGGCCTGATCTCCCTGCCTGAGATCAACGTCACCCGCGGCGGCATCAAGTTCACCAAGGGCCCCAAGTTCGCCGACCTCTACGCGGCTCCCTCCTTCAACTTCACCGAGGAGGAGGCGAAGGCCGGCAAGTACGCTCCCACCTCCGCCACCGACCCGACCAACAAGGTCGGCCCCAAGCCCGTCTACAGCGTGCCCTGCACCGACTTCGAGGACGTCCGCCTCTCCGCAGCCGGCCTCCACATCCAGGCCAACCTGCTCCAGCAGCGCGGCTACCCGGAGCTGGTCGCCCGCACCATCCGCGGTGCCCTCGTCGCTCACGAGCACAAGATGAGCGAGCGGATCATCGCCTCCATGGAGCGCCAGTCCACTGCCGTCTCGATGGATGCTGGCCAGATCGGAGCCGCCGCCCCGATCCTGACCGCCATCGAGCTCCAGGTCGAGCACTACCGCTACGCTCAGCGCCTCTCCCGCTCCACCACCCTGGAGGCGGTCTTCCCCTACTGGGTCCACGGCGCCATCCGCACCGACCTGTCCCGCCGCCAGGGCGTCGACCTCACCGACGTCAACGACGCCCGCATCGACGCCTGGTTCAAGGCCCGCGGCGTGAACCCGCAGTTCGTCTACGACTGGCAGGCCCTGACCGGCGCCGCCGGTGACTTCAAGGTCTGGGGAGCCAGCCTGAAGTTCCTGCTCTACAGCGCGGGCACCTTCGTCAAGGGCGGCCAGGACGTCATCACCCTGGACACCGTCTACGACTCGACCCTGCTCGGCCAGAACGACTACACCGCCCTGTTCACCGAGGAGGGCTACCTGGTCGCCAAGCGCGGTCACGACGCCCGCGTCGTGACGGTGCCGATCAACCCGAACGGCGGCACCGGCACCGGCATCCGGCTCCTCGCCAACGGTACGGCTGACCCGGCCAAGTGATGACTCCGGGGAGGGCGGCGGACAGCCCCCGCCCTCCCCGTGATCGTCCCTAGCCAGTCACCGTCCAGCAAGGAGGACAGATGCCCATCATCGCACCGAAGCAGCGCATCGAGGCCCCGGCGACCAGCCCCACTACCGGCGGGCTGTTCTCCCAGTTCGCACCCATCGAGGACTCTTCGATCCGCTGGGAGAACGGCGTCACCTGGGAGGACGTCGAGCGCGCCGACATCGGCTCCATCGGCCAGTACCAGAAGCCCGGCACCGTCTCGGGCCTGCCCAAGGTCCTGGACAAGCCCAAGGGCGTGACCCGGGAGTCCCTGGAGCCGCTGACCATCTACGCCACGTTCCGCACCACTCCCCTCGACCACACCCCGGAGGAGGCCGTCGCCATCGCTGCGCAGCGCCTCGCCCAGTACGAGGAGTTCGAGGTCGAGAAGGCTCTGTGGTCCGGCGTCGCCGGGGCCGGTCCAGCCCTGATCAAGGTTCAGGAGTGGGCCAACAACTCAGGTCCTCAGGACGCTGAGAGCGCCTGGAACGCCGCCGAGCACTACGCCCGCACTCCGGGGATCCGGCCGACGTTCCACGTCTCACGGAGGCTGTGTGGCCTGCTGACGGCCCGCCGGATGTTCGAGTGCAAGTCGGACGGCACGTTCCGGACCAAGATGGGTACCCCCGTCGTGGCCGGGTACGGCTACGTCGACAAGCCGCCGGTCATCGTGTCCACTGGCCCGATCCTGATCTACCGCGGGGACGTCTTCACCTCGACCAACGGGGCAGGCGGCTTCGACAAGGGGACGAACGACCTGACGGCTGTCGCCGAGCGGCAGTACGTCATCGCATACAACTTCGACGACGCCTACAAGGTCGAGGTCCGCACCGACCCCGGCTCGGGCACCTACAAGCCACGGACGTTCTGAGCCCAGATGACCTACTCACCAACTCCAACACCACGGAAGGATGCGCTGAGCCATGGCTAAGACGCACTCATACACACCAGTGCTGGGGAAGCGCATCCGCGTCACCCCGCTGGACACCTGCGGCAAGTTCGACAAGGCGCAGCACAAGCCGGTGGCGACCTCCGGCTTCGTGTCGGTCAAGCTCGCCGCCGAGGTCGAGGACGGCACGGAGATCACGGTCCGCAAGGCCGACGGCTCCCTGTGCGTCAACGAGAAGCAGTCCAACACCTTCAAGTACTTCACGGTCGAGCTCGAGTTCTGCGGGGTGAACCCCTCCGTCCTGGACATCGTGACCAACGCCACGAAGTACCTGGACCACGCCGGCGACACGGCGGGCTTCAAGGTCGCCTACGGCAAGATCGAGAAAAAGTTTGCTCTGGAGCTGTGGACCGGCCTGTCCGGTCAGGCCTGTGCCGAGGGTGCTGAGGACGCCAGCGGCTACCTGCTGCTGCCCTTCATCACCGCGGGCACGATCGGCGATATCGAGGTCACCGGTGAGGACGCCATCTCGTTCTCCATGACCGGCGCTGTCACCAAGTCCGGCAACGCCTGGGGCACCGGCCCCTACGACGTGGTCAAGAAGGCCAAGCAGGGCGGCGGCGGCTTCGAGAACGCGAAGCTCCCCACGCCGCTCGACCCGCTCGACCACCTCCTCATGATCGACACGGCCCTCGCTCCCCCGCCGGACAGCGACCAGCCCGTCACCGTTCCCTGAGAAACCCCGTCTCAGAGGCACTGACAGCCCCGTAGAGCGCACAAACGCCCTGCGGGGCTGTCACCGTACCTGCGCCCATCCAAACCCTCTCTACGGCCCTTAGGCGCCGCCTATAGGTATACTAATCCGTGCGGGCACCGCCTATGACTCACCTAGGCGGCGTAGCCATCCCGCACCACGCACGCGTTGTAGGAGAGGGCATGCAGGACATTGACAGGGGCTACGGCCCAGGAGACTGGCCGGTCTCCTACAGCGCGTGCGAGGACCTGAAGGAGTACCTGGACGAGGCCGGCAGGCCCGAGCAGCAGCACACCTTCGAGGCCATGGCGACCCATCTCCTGTGGGAGTGGACTGGGCGGCGCTTCGGGACCGACATCGTCGTCATACGGCCCGAGCCGGTCGACTGCGTGCCGCCGCCCACCTACCAGTCCCAGGACTACCTGAGAAGCTTCCTGCCGTTCCGCCTGGGCGGCGTGCTGCACGACGTCGTGTGCGGCCTGTGCGGTCCCTACTGCACCCACACCGCCGGGACCCCGGCCATCCGCCTGCCCGGCAACGTCCACCGAGTGCATCAGGTCACGATCAATGGCAGGGTGCTCCCACTGGGCGCGTACCGGCTCATCAACCACTCCGTGCTCCAGCTCACAGGTCGCACCTCGCCGCTCGGCCCCGATGTTCCGCTTGTATTCCCCTCGGTACAAGACCTTTCTCGGCTGACGACTGAGGAAGGCACCTGGGAGATTCGCTACTCGCAGGGCGTCCCCGTCCCGGAGGGCGGCCAGGTCGCCGCCGGCGTGCTCGCTCTTGAGCTCGCCAAGGCGGCCTGCATGGACCGCGACTGCGCTCTGCCGGCGCGCCTCCAGTCGGTCACCCGCCAGGGCGTCACCGTGCAGGTGCAGGACGACTTCGACGAGATGCAGGAGGGCCGGACCGGCATCTGGCTGGTGGACTCCTGGGTCGCCTCGATACGCAAGCCCCGCCAGGCCGCCCGGGCCTACAACCCTGACGACTACGCCCGCCGCCAGCCTGCGGGCCGCCGCGGCGAGGTGATTTGGTGAGCCCCGCGCCGCGGCTGTCTCGCCGCAACCGCGCTCAGAGCGAGGACTACGCCGCCCTGTCGGGCCGAGTCGCCTCGCTGGTGCCGTCCGTCGTCCACTCCACCGCGCTCGCCCTGCTGAAGGGCGGCGCCACTGCACTGTCCAACGCCGTCTCGCAGGCGTACGTCGCTCCTGGCGCTGAGGTGGCCTGGGACGAGTGCTGCGCGGGGCACCTCTACGTCCGTACCGTCTCCGTCTCCCCCGTCTTCGGCCCCCGCGCCGCCGACGGCGAGGCGTGCTCAGTGCGCTACTGGGCCGCGACCTACGCGCTCGGCACGCTGCGCTGCGTCGAGGTCGTGGACGACCGGGGGCGCGGCCCGCGCCCCTACGACCTGACGGCCGACGCGGCCGTCCTGCACCAGGACATGGCCGACCTGGGCAAGTTCCTCACGTCATCCACGAACGCGGACTCGATGGAGTGGGACGCCTCCGGCCCCGACGGCGGGTGCGTGGCAGGGGAGTGGACCTTCACCGTCCGGCTCAACTGCCCGTGACGACCCTCCAGGCTAGAGGTGTGAGATGGTTCACGTCAAGGTACGGTTCAAGGGCCCCATCCAGGAGCATAAGGTGGCCCAGATCACTAAACAGGCGGCCCTGAAGGCTGCCAAGCGCACGCAGGGCCGGATCCAGCGCAACATCCGCGCCAAGGGGCGGATCAACTCGGGCCGGATGGTGAACTCCGTCACCATTGAGCGCGTTCCGGGAAAGCATCCGCTCAACCCAACCTTCGAGATCGGAGCGCGTACACCGTACGCCGCCTACCAGGAGAAGGGCACCCGGCCGCACGGCCCGGTCAAGGCGTCGCGCATGGTCTTCACCCCGAAGGGGTCCTCGCAGGCCGTCTTCGCGAAGTGGGTCAAAGGCATCAAGGGTGCGCACTTCGTCCGGGACGCGGTACGGCTTATCAAGCCCTCTGACTTCCATTAGAATCGCCTCATGGCTACTATCACGATCCCCGGCAAGACCCGGAAGTACATCACTGTTGAACTGGTCGGCACCGAGTACAAGGTCCGCCCGCCCAAGACCTCTGTCGCTATCTTCCTGTCCCAGGCGCTCAAGGACGCCGGAGAGGACGCGGAAAAGCTCATCGACGGCCTGTCGAAGTGGTGCCATGTCCTCTTCGGCAAGGAGACCGGCTCCGAGGTCGTCAAGCGTCTGAAGAGTCCCGCCGACGACCTCGACATCTCCGACCTGACCGACCTCATCTCCGCCGTCATGGAGGAGGCGGGGGAGAACCCCCCTACGTAGTCCAGCGCCTTATGGCCTCGGCCCACAAGGAGTGGGACTACATCGACGGGTTCTGCCTCGGGCACGGTATCGACCTGGAGACCCTGCCCCTGAACCGGTTCTGCCACGTCATGTGGTGGATTCTCACTCGCAACGCCGAGGACGAGGGCGCTACCGAGAAGCTGAAGAGGGACCTGTGGCTCCCGCCCAAGGGCGTCGAGGTCACCGACCCACGTAGCCCGTGGTACTCCGGCAACGAGTCATCGGGCTTCGGATCCCTTAAGTCAGCCCTCGGGATGTGACAGCACCTATAGGACACGCCTATGCGGGCGGTATCATGGCCTCAGACAGGAGTCGGGCCGCGATGCCGCCCGCTCGACGTACGAGCGGGGAGGTAGCCCGTGGCAGACAAGATCGGCGAGGTCGTAGTAGAGGTCGGCGCTGACGCGCGCGACTTCCGCGGCGACGCTGAGCGGGGTATCGAGAAGAGCCTCAAGAAGATCGGCAAGCGGATCGAGCGCGCAGCTGAGAAGTGGGCGCGCGAGATGCGCGACTCCGTCAAGGACGCCCTTGACGGCCTCGTGCTCCAGGTCAACGCCAAGATCGACCCCAAGGACCTTCGCCGCATCGAGACGGCCATCGCGCAGACGAAAGCGTCTCCGGACGTCAGTCTCTCCAAGCGCGACCTGGAGGAGATCAAGCAGAAGCTTCGCCAGGCCGACTGGCGCACGCCGGTGCGTCCGGTCCTGGACGACAACGCCGTGGCCAAGCTGGGGCGCGAGCTCGACGAGATGCGGGCCGCGATCAAGGCCCGCGTGGACCTGGACGAGAAGTCACGTCAGAAGGCCCTTGACGCCATCCGCAAGACCGAGGCGGCCATCGACGCCAAGGTGGAGATCGACGGCAAGGACGTTGCCGAGATCAAGGAGCGCATCGCCAACATCAAGTCGGACATCCGCGTGGACGTCTCACTGGAGAAGGCGGCCCAGCGCAAGCTCAAGGAGCAGATCTCCAAGCTCGACGCGAAGCTGAAGGCGGATGCTGAGCTCTCCGACGCCTCCCGGAAGAAGATCCAGACGGAGCTGAAGAAGCTCGGTGGAGACATTGAGGCCCACGCGCACCTGTCCGAGGCCTCCAAGAGGAAGCTGAAGCATGAGCTCAACAAGCTCGACGGCAAGGCGACCGTCAACGCCGACCTTGACGACGGCAAGGCCCGCTTCGACCTGGCCCGCCTGACCAAGAAGCCGCGCTACATCGACATCCACGTCCGGCTAGCGAAGGCGTCGCTGGCGAAGGTCGCCGCCGAGCTGAAGGCCCTGGCCGGCGGGAACATCTTCGGCAACCTGAAGAACTCCCTGAATGACATCTTCACCAACCTGGACACCTTCTCCCTGAAGATGGCCGGGGCAGGCACCGCGATCCTCGGGCTGACGTCTGTCGCCGGGGCCGGGCTGGGCACGCTTGCGCAGTTCGGCGTGAGCATCGCCCACACCCTGCCGGCTCTGCTGGCGATGCCTGGCATCCTCGGAGCGGCCGCGGCCGGCGTAGGCATCTTCGCGGCCGCCATGTCCGACGCCTCGACCGTCCTGGAGGACCTGGGCCCCTCCTTCGAGGCGCTACAGGACTCGATCTCGACGTCGTTCTGGGGCGAGGCCGAGGGCGCGGTCCGGTCCCTCATTGTCAACGGCCTGGACGCGCTCACCCCCGCCATCTCGACGGTGGCGGCGAACATGGGGTCGATGACGTCGGCCGTGGCCAGCGCCGCTCAGGACCACATTCCCGGCTTCCAGGCGTCGCTCGGATACCTGGCCGAGGCCATGGATATCGGCGGCGACGGCGCTGGAGCCTTCACCGACGCGCTGCTGAGCCTGGGCGAGGTGGGAGCGAAGTACCTCCCGTCCATCGCCTCCTGGGCCAACGACGTCGCCTACTCGTTCCAGTCCTGGGTGCAGGCCAAGGTCTCCTCCGGGGAGATGGACCAGGCCATCCAGGCCGCCGCCAAGACCTTCGGGACGCTGAAGAACATCGTCTTCGACCTGGCGGGGATCCTCGGCGGGGTCTTCTCCGCCATGGCCTCGGGCTCCACGCCTCTGAGCGCCATCGCCGACGGGCTCGATCGGGCCAACGCCGCGGTCAACGGCCCGCTGTGGCAGGGGACCCTGTCCAGCATCTTCAGCGCGATGGGTACGGCCGCGTCCTACGCCTTCCAGGGAGTTGGCTCGCTCGGCCAGGCGTTCGTGTCCCTGGCCCCGACCCTCTCCACGATCCTGCCGCTGGTCGGCCAGATCATCGAGGTCGGGCTGAACGGGATCTCCACCGCTCTCCAGAACCCCGCCTTCCAGGGCGGGCTGGAGTCGTTCTTCCAGAACGTGCTGATCGCCGTTCAGGCGCTCGCTCCGGCCATGCCCGCCCTGGGCGAGGCTTTCGGAGCTCTGGCGACCGTCGGCGGCGAGCTGCTTGCGGCCGTCGCCCCGCTGATCGCTCAGCTGGTAGAGCAGCTGGCGCCGGTGATGACCCAGCTGGCCGAGCTGCTGGCCCCGATCATCGAGCAGCTGGCCGCGGCGCTCATGCCAGTCATCCAGGCGCTCGGCCCCGTCCTGTCGGCCCTGTTCGCAGTGCTCGGCCCGCTCATCAACGATCTGCTGGCGGCGATCGTTCCGGCCATCGGCCCGATCGTAAGCGCGCTGTCGGCTGCCCTGATCCCGGCCTTCCAGCTGGTGGGGACGACGGTGAAGGCCCTCATGCCGATCGTCATCCCGATCATCAACATCATCCGGGACGCCTTCGTCAACATGATGAGAGTCATCCAGGGCATCGTCAACGTCGTCATGGGTATCATCACGGGCAACTGGTCCCAGGCGTGGAACGGGATCCAGCAAATCGGCACGGGGGTGTGGAACTACATTAAGTCGGCGTTCTCCAACTTCGGCCAGCTGATCGTAGGAATAGCCCGGGCGGCGTGGAACCTTCTCGGGAGCGTCATCTCCGGCGGGTGGAACCTCATTAAGTCCGGAGCCTCGGCCGCATGGAACGGGATCACGTCCACCATCTCCTCCGGCGTGAGCCGCGCCGTCGACTTCGTGCGGACCCTCCCCGACAGCATCAAGAACATCTTCTCCAACGCCGGCTCGTGGCTGCTGAGCGCGGGTAAGAACATCATCAACGGCCTCCTGAACGGGATCTCGTCGATGATCGGGGCGGTCAAGAACAAGCTGAGCAGGCTGACCAGCATGCTTCCGTCCTGGAAGGGCCCTGCCCCCGTCGACAAGGTCCTCCTTACGCCGGCCGGTGAGATGATCATGCAGGGCCTCATCAAGGGCCTGGAGAGCCAGTACGGCGCCGTGCGCTCCTCGCTCCAGGGCCTCACCGAGGACCTGACCAAGCCCGCCACGATCGGGCTCAGCGCTGACGTGCAGCCGCTCCCGGCACGGGCCTCGGCCGGCCGCCCGAACCCTGCCCCGGAGTCCTCCGGATCGTTTGATAAGGGAAGCCGATCAGGCGCTACAATCAACATCACCAACAACTATCCGCAGGCCAAGCCAGACTCCAAGACACGCGACGAGGTCGCCGAGGGGCTGCGGCTGGCCGCGATCATCTGAGGAGGGTCACCCACCCATGGCCATCTACTCACTGGACGGCACCGACCTTGACGACGTGCGCCAGCGCTGGGTGCTCGCCGAGGGGACGACGCTGTCGACCCGCGGCGAGCCCTGGAACGCCTCCGTCGACATCCCCGGCCGCTTCGGCGTGCTGCCCATCGCCCCGTCCGTCCTGAAGTCGGCCACCGTCGCCCTGAAGTTCACCGTGTTCTCGTGGGCCGACGGCCGAAACGGGAACCGCTGCAAGGAGGGCCTGGAGGTCCTGGAGCGCAACTACCAGGACCTCCTGCGACGCCTGTACGCCTTCGGTCGCCTCCAGACGCTTCAGTACACGCCGAAGGGCTCCCCCGCGAGGGAGGCGCAGGTGCGTCCCACCTCCTCGGTAGAGCCCGTCTTCGACCCGCACTCGGAGACGATCACGTTCGCGATCACCTACGAGATCGTCTCCGGACTATGGCGCAGCCCAGTCGACATTGTCGACCACCTGAGCGACATGTCCAAGTTCAACGGCTGCGTGATGCCGATCCCGGACGGGAAGCTGATGCTGGAGCCGACGGCCACCTCATGCACCGTCAGGGACAACGTCTCTGGCACCTCGATCACCTTCAACGGCTCATTGACCGGCGGCGAGCGGCTGATCGTGGACGTGGCCCGCTACCGGGCCTGGAAGAACCCGTCCATCGAGTGGGAGATCCAGCCGAACGCGCGCAGCGCCGACGGCGAGATCTCGATGAGCCCCGGAGGCTTCCGAGCCACGCCGAACGCTGACGGCCGCATCTCGATGACGCTGACCAACGTGACCGGCCGCTTCCGCGGAAGGATGGCCTACTGATGCCTCGCGACCACGCATTCGCCCGCGGCATGGCCATGCGCTACGTCGCCTACGAGCAGGCCGGGGCCCGCCTGGGCGTCCTTCCGGACGCTCTGGCCGGGACCTTCACGTGCCCTCGCCAGGCCACGCCGTCGCTCACCCTGTCCTACCCGAACGGGGACATGGGGGTACGCGGCGAGCTTCTCGACTCCGCCGTGGAGATCGCCGTAGAGCTCTGCTACGACGGCACCCACTGGGTCGAGCCGTACAACGCCCGCTTCATCAACCTCTCCTCGGAGTGGAACCTGATCGACGACGGCACCGAGCGCCGTCATGCCGACCTGATCCACATCGGGCACCGCCTCGAAGGTGCCCTCGTCTGGAACGTACCGTTCAACTCCATGGATAAGGACGGGAAGTACAAGTTCAACTCCCGCAACGCCGGCGAGATCCTACGCACCGTGTGGGACGCCGCCGTCAAGCGCGGCTGGGGCGCGGGCCTGACCCTCGACGTCAGCACCTCCATCGACTCGGCCGGCCAGGGCTGGGCGTTCCAGACGACCATCGCCTTCGACCCCTCGGTCTCCATCAAGTCGATCCTCGACACGCTCATGAACATGGGAATGATCGACTACCGGTGGCGCGGCCGCACTCTCCAGGTCTACAACGCCGACTCCGCCCTGAAGCGCGAGAACACTGCCGTCGTGTGGCGCCTGAGCGCCGGCACGACGTCGGCCCCGGAGAAGCTGGACTGGTCACAGCTGTGCACCCACGTCCTCGTGAAGGGGGACAGCGGCCGCACATGGACCTTCCCCAACCCGGAGGCGCCGCAGGGCATGCCCCGCACCGAGAAGGTCGTCAGCGCCGGCGGAGTTGAGCTAGAGGCCACGGCCCGTCGCGTGGCGGACCTGACCCTCAAGACCGGAGCCACCCCGGCGGCCGAGGTCAAACGCGAGTGGGAGGCCGACGACCTCCAGTGGCTGCCCTTCGAGGACTACGGCCTGGGCGACTGGATCAAGGTCGAGCGCGGCAACGGCCTGGAGCGGATGCGCGTCACTCAGATCTCAATCTCGGTGACCGAGAACGGGCGCTGCCAGGGGCACACGACCTTCGGGACCATGCTCGACGACGTCCTCTCCCGCCTCGCCAAACGGCAGAAGGGCGTGCTGGGCGCAGTCAACTCCGACGGGAAGAACCCCCGCCCCGAGACCCCCAACAACAAGAACGCCCCCGCCGCTCCGCAGGGGCTGATCGTCACGTCGGCCGCCGTCATCGGCGCTCAGGGCGATGCCGAGGCCGTCGCCACGATCCAGTGGCAGGCCGTCTCCACCGACACGGCAGGCGTGGCCGTGGACGTCACGGGCTACGACATCTCGGTCAGGGAGATCCCCTTCCAGGCCGGACGTCTGAACACGTCCAAGGACACTACCGGCGAGGTGTCCGGGCTGATCCCCGGTAAGCAGTACGCCTTCAGCGTGCGCGCCGTCACCCGGGAGACTCTGGGCGTGTGGTCCCCGGAGATCATCGAGACGATGGCCACTGACGCCACGCCGCCCCCGGTGCCGCCGCCACCGCGCCTGTCGCAGACTCTCGGCGTGCTCAACGTGGGCTGGCTGATGATCGGCGAGAACGGGGAGGGCATGCCCGCCGACTTCGCTGGAGCGGAGGTGAGCGTGCAGCTCCCCGGCGTTGCGCCCGGCGTGTTCAGTACCATGCCCGCCCCGGTGCAGCGGATCTCTCTGGCCGGCCTGGAGATGCGCGAGTACGAGGTGCGCATGCGCACCTACGACCGCGCCGGGAACCGGTCAGCATGGGGCAAGCCATCCACCATCACGCTGAAGCAGAACATCGACGCCGACGCCATCGCGAAGCAGGTCGAGGGCAGGCTCAAGGGCAGCGACGCCATGCAGCAGGCGGCCCGCGAGGGGACGCTGAAGGAGATGAAGCACCTGACCGAGGCCATGACCCAGGTGGCCACCAACCTCGTATCGTCGGGCCCCGTCCCGCCGGATAGTGGGACAATAGGTTCCAGCATGTGGATCGCACCCGATGGACGAATCTTCGTCCTCAGAGCCGAAGGAGACAGATAATGCAGCCATACGCCGCCGCTAAGCAGTGGAGGGACGGGTTCGGAGCGAACGAGACCCGCATCACCGCCGCCGACCTCATCCACATCGAGGACGGCATCAGCGCCGCCACTCAGGGCGTGACCAACCTGGAGACCAAGGTCGCTGGTCAGCCGGCCGAGATCCTGAAGCAGGTCCAGGACATCGCTCAGGGCATCCGTACGGCGCTGGACAAGGCGATCCCGGTCGGGACGATCGCCATGTTCGGTGCTGAGAGGGACCCGGAGGGCTGGCTGAGGTGCGATGGGCGTCTCCTGGACCGCAACGCCTACGCGAAGCTCTTCGCCGTCATCGGAACTACGCACGGGTTCACCAGCTCCAGCAACTTCCGTCTGCCGGACATCCGGGAGCGCTCGGCGGTCGGCTCGGGAACGAAGTACAGCATCGGCGACAAGGGCGGTAACGCCACCGTCACCCTGTCTATCAATCAGATGCCCGCGCACACCCACCAGATCGGTGAGGTTGAGGACCAGGACCGCCGCTTCCAGTCCCGCACCTCGGGCCAGGACATCGGCATCGGGTCCAGCGGATACACCTACCTAACCTCCACCGGCAACAACGCCGGCGGGCGTAGCCCGATCGCGACGTCCGTCGGCGGGTCCCAGCCCGTCGACATCCGCAACCCGTACATCGGCCTGCCCTACATCATCAAGGTGGCCTGATGCCCGGACCTACTAAGCCGTTCCTCTCCCCCCCGGAGGCGCGGGGCGGGCAGTACGTAACCGTCCCGGCGTTCGCCACCCCCGGACACTCGTCCCCGTCGAACACGCGGGACGCTCCGGGCTCGACCATCGTCTACTCCCCGAAGGGTTGGCGCTGGGAGGAGGCCGGCGACGACTACTCCAAGACGGTCTCCAAGCTGACCGCCGCCACGATGGAGTCCGCGGTACGTCGCGTCAAGACGTCCTTCGGGGAGGTCTTCTACATCCGCGGCGACTCTGAGACCCTGCCGCCTTTCGGAGGAGCCGCCGTCGGCGACACCTGCCGCGTCCAGGACGCCCAGACCTTGAACATCGTGGCGGAGTGGCGCTGGGACGGCGCGCACTGGGAGCGTATGCGCGTCACCAGCGAGCAGATCAGCAACCTAGACGTCGGCAGGCTGACGGCAGGATCGGCCAACATTCCCGAGATCGCAGCCCGGAAGATCGCCTCCGACGTCGGCCGCTTCCTGGAGATCACGACCGACCAGCTCACGGTCACCGGCAACGCCTCCTTCGTTAACGCCACCGCCCACCACGTGTGGACTGAGATCGTCACGGCGGGTCAGGGCGAGTTCGAGCAGATCAAGGCCGGCATGCTGGCCGCCAACTCCGTGAACGCCTCCAATATTCAGGGTGGCGCGATCGACGGGCAGGTCATCACCGGGGCAACAATCCAGACCGACCGGACAAACAACACCGGCATCAAGATCGACTCGGCCGGCATCCGCGCCTACACCAACTCGGGTCGAAACACATCCTTCGAGGTGAACGCCGCCACCGGTAAGGTGAAGGTCCTCGGAGAGGTCGGCATCGAGGACACGTGGTCCATCGCCAAGTTCATTGACATCGTCGAGGATGTGAGCGGTAACGATGTTGGTCAGCGCGGCGACCGTTGGGGTGTTGGCCTCTACATGAACAAACGGAACGCGCCGTACAAGCTGCCGGCACTCGTTACCTTCAAGGAGGACCCGACCAACCGGGGAGGCATCCTCTACATGCAGGCTCCCACGAACAACACCAACGCTAACCCCAACTTGCGACTGTCCAGTACAGGCTTCTATGGCTACAGCGGCAAAGACGGGGCTTGGGCCCTCGGCGTCTACGACACTGGCTGCAACATTGGGGCTAGAGGCAAGGGGAACATCTCCGTCAACAACTATGCGGCCACTATCACCGTTGGCGGGTTCGACCCCCACCTGTACCTGCAAGGGCAGATATTCTGGCTCAGGACTCCGCAGGACAGATGGAAGTCTGTCTGGGTGAACAATACCGCCTCTATCCTCGGCTGGGACCAGAACCATCAAGCCGTCGTTGACCGGAATGGGTTCCGTGGGGTTGGCGGCAAGGACTTCATCATGCGCGTGCCAGGCGAGTGGCAGAAGCGTCACATGATGCTCAGGCACTCCTCCACTGAGTCGCCCTACGACGGGATCGAGTACTGGGAGAACGTCACACTCGACTCGAATGGGCACGCCACGTGGGTGCTGCCGGACTACGTGCCCAAGATCGCTTCCCCTATCGCTCCGTGGGTGGTTTTGACGTCGTCCACGGCGACCGCGAGCATCATCAAGACCGGGTATGGAGTGGACGCCGCCCCGTGGTCGGTCGAGGTGGCGGGGCGCCCTGGGGAGGTTGTCGCGGTACTCGTTAAGGGGGCCCGGCAGCTCGACGAGTGGGATGACAAGACCGATCATGTCGCCCTCCGCGATCGGGCCACGGGGTCGGTGTGGGAGATCTCCCCCCTAGCGGCCCCCGACGAAGACAATGGGCACGTGGCGTACGATGAAAACGGCGGCTATGGCCCCACACCCAACCCACAGGACACCCGCCAGGAGGG